GTGGGCACGTTGTTGTCACGCAGGGTAGCCAGCGCGCCAAGGATCGACTGCACCGTCAGCAGGTCGCCCGCCGCCAGCGCCGCCGTGGTGGCGCGCGCGTTGGGCCGCAGCACCAGCGGGGCCGTGGCGGCGATGACCGCGTTGCCTGCCGTGCCATCCGCCACCTTGACGGAAGCCGAGAACGTCAGCGTGCCCGAAACCCCGTCCGGCGCGGTGGAGGTATTGGTGGCGTCCGCCGTCGTGCCCACCAGCGTGTACGACCCGGCCCCGATGGTGACGGTCATGCCGGCCGACGCGCCAACGGACACCACCTGCCCTTCGTCAGACAGGATGTTCTGGAACCCGCGGATGTCATCCACCGCAACCGTGCTGCCAGCAGCCCCCAGCGTGGCGGTGACGCGCGTATTGCCGCCAAGGTAGCCGCCCACCCCGTTCTGCGCCCCGCCAAACAGCGCATTGCGCGCAAGGCGGTCCAGCGTCTGCCGCGCATTGATGCCAAGGCGCGAGGCATTGGCCAGGAACTGGTTGGCGATGCCAACGCCTTCCGTCACCTGGTTGAGGTCCATGGTGTTGCCGTACTGGTTGATGGTCAGGGTGTACTGTTCGACCGACCATTCGGCGGGCGTCATGCCGTTGTCGAAGCTGGTGTTGGCGGTGGGGTTGAGCGGCGTGGTCGCGGGCGGCAGCAGGCCCGCGCGGGTGTCGGTAATGGTCTGCCCGATGCGGGCGGGAAATTCCATCTGGTCCGCGATCGAGCGGAAGCCCAGCCGCGACTGCAGCGCGTCCTGAAACGCGCGCGACAGGAACCCCTGCTGAATGACCGGCTGCAGGGAGGCGGGGAAATTGGCGATGGCCATGAATTTCATTTCCTTGAAAAAACGAAAAAAGCCGCCATGCAGGACTGCGGTGGCGGCGGCAGGGGGCGGCCATGGCGGGATGCGCCATACAGGGGCCGGGTTGCACGGTTCAGGGGCGCGGCGCGTATGGCCGGGCATGGCCCCTTGCCGGTTCCGCGCGCCATGGCGGGACGCGGAACGGACAGGGGGCGTCAGCGCGGGGGCATGGCCCCACGGTCACCATTCAGGGCGCGGGCGAGGTTCCCAAAGCACAGGTGGTTATTTCCAATGGCGGGCCGCGTCATCCGGCAGCATGCCGTTCCGCGCCCACGAAGTGGCGGGTTCCGCATCATGGACACAGGCGGCGACATCAGCCGGGTTCGTGTGCGCATGCATGGCGATGGTGGGAAAAGCCGACGCCATGTGGTGATAAAAAACCGCGAAATCAGGTCATGATGCCAATATCCCTTCGCGCGTCTTGATACAGGACCGATAATGATTGTTCCATGCGTGGTTTGAATAATTTACAAACTGATAATGGTCCTCAAAATGTCTCGGTAAAAAGTTCATTTTCCATATAGCATTTAATTTAAAAAAGGTGATAACGTGGTAAAGCAATAAATGACGACCATGTTGGAGAAATTTTAGGATGGCCGATACCACGACAACAGAAACATACACCACAGACGTTCAGCCGGAACTGACTTCCGACGGCAACGTGTACTATTATGAGCAGTCCACTCAGATCGAATCCGCCACAATCAACAGCCCGACCACAACCAACAGCAATGGGGACACAATCATTGCTCCTGGTTCACAAGATGTCAGTGTTGAAGTCGAGAGCCCTGATGAGGCCAATGCCAGTGGGTATGCCGGCCCCGGTTTTGGCACGTCGGATATATCCGAGTTCCCCACCGGGCAGCTGACCTATTCGCTGACAGGTAATGGCAATGGTCAGTTCACCGAAACCCTGACGCAACAAGCTGAGGGTCAGGTGACCGATCAGTACCAGGTGACGGCCGAAAGCACCGGATATTCGGATGCCAACGGGTCGCTGTATTTCGTCCCGACGCAGACAGTCAATGATGATGGCAATTCTTTCTCCGCAGGCGACTATTACGAATATGTCTCGAATGCACCGGTAGATGCGACGGTTCCCAATGGTGCAGGCCTGTCGTCAGTAGACCAGAACAACGGTCCGACGCTTACCCTTACAAATGGCTCGGCCGCCGCCTGCTTCTGCTCCGGCACGCTGATCCGCACCCCGCATGGCGATGTGGCGGTGGAAACCCTGCAGGCCGGTGATGAAGTCGTGACCGCATCCGGCGCCGTGCGCCCGATCGTGTGGATCGGCAGCCAGAAGATCATCAGCTTCAGCAACATGGATGCGGCGCAGGCCCATGCGCTGACCCCCGTGCTGATCAGCCGTGACGCGTTCGCGCAGAACATGCCCGACCGCGACCTGCTGGTATCCCCCGGCCACGCCATTGCGGTGCCGGTCATGGACAGCGTGTTCATCCAGGCGGTGAAGCTGGTCAATGGCGCGACCATCCGCCGCGCACCGTGCGAAAGCACCGAATACTGGCATGTCGAACTGGACAGCCACGACGTGCTGCTGTCCAACGGCCTGCCGTCCGAAAGCTATCTGGATGTCGGCAACCGCAACCTGTTCGCCACCCTGTCGGCCGGCACGCAGGTCGAACCCGCGACGCTGGACGATTACGCCCTGCCGCTGGTGCTGGATGGTCCCGAAATCGCCGCCGTGCGTGAACGCCTTGCCGCCCGCGCGCGCACACTGGGCTGGACCAGCACGACCGACAGGGACGAACACCTGATGGTGGACGGGCAGCGGGTGGAACCGGCCATGGATGGCGACCGGGCCTGCTTCATCTTCCCCGCTGGCGCATGCGAGGTCGCCCTGGTTTCGAACGCATTCCGCCCCGCGGAATGTGGCGCGGGCGAGGATGCCCGCGAACTGGGGATCTACATCCGCGACATGCATGTCAGCGACGGGCTGTTCCATGACGCCGCGATCGACATGAACGCCCCCGCCATCGCGGCGCAGTGCCATGATGCCGAACAGCAGCACGATGGCCACTGGCGCTGGACGAAGGGCAGCCTGAAGCTGGACCCGTCCCTGTGGGCCGGGTGCAAGGGCCATGTCGTCCTGCGCCTGCACCGTTCCGCCCATGGTGGCCTGTACTGGACGGCCCCCGCAGCGGATGCCGCCAACATCGTGGCGTTCAGGGCAACTGCCTGA